CAAAAATAATATGGAAAACCAAGGAAAAAGACCAGAACAAATCAAATTTTCAAAAGATACATCTTTTTATGCAATTGTTGGATTAATATTAACAATTGGATATATTATACTAACAAAATAAGTAATATGAAATTAATTACAGACAAAAAACAAAATGGAATGACTAATTCCGATTTTACTAAATACTTAAAAACCCCAGTACCAAAATCGGAATTAAATCAATTAGAAGTCGATATATTAAGAGATACACTATTTGCCGCATTAAAAGGAATGGGGGGTGTAGGATTATCGGCTAATCAAATTGGAGTAAATAAAAGAGCATGTGTCATTAAATTTAATGATGTTGAACTATTTCTTTTAAACCCTGTTATCACAGAACGTTCTAATGAAGGTTTCATCTTTTATGAAGGATGTTTATCTATGCCAGATACAATTAAAAAGCCCGTTAGAACATTACGTTCTACATATGTAGTTGTACAAACTGATAACTTAGGTGAATTACGATTCGAAATTACGCCAGAAGAAGATAGAAAATTAGAAGGACAAGTGTCAGAAGGTACAATGAAAACCGTCGTTGTACAACACGAAATCGACCATTTAGATGGTATTACCATTAAAGATAGAGTATATTCAACAACGATTACTAAAAAGCAATCTTATGGTAGAAATGATAAGATTATTATGAAAGCACCAAATGGTGATTTTGTTGAAGTGAAATACAAAAAAGCAAACAATTATTTTTTAAAAGGATATGAAGTAGTATAATATGGAATATGTAATTTTAATATTAGTTTTTATCATACTTTCGTTAGTATATGCCGTTTATAATTTATTATCTAAAGTAGAAAGATATGAAGATTTTATAGACCAGCAAGAGTTAAATAACCAAACATTACTGGAGACTTTGCGTAGAATAGATTCTAAGCAAATGTTTGAGAAGGATGATGAAGTAGGTTCTTTATTTGTACAATTAAAGGATACCATCACCCAATTCAAACAATTCTAAAAAATGCCTAGAAAAAGAGTACCCAGAATATATTTCACAAAAGATACAGAAGATGCTATCATTGAGTATAATAAAACCGATGACCAAAATATAAAAAATAGATTATATAGGGATAGGATACAACACTCATTTGATAAACTTGCAGAAATAGTTTACAATAAATGGAAATTTATGTTGCATTTATGGTTGAAAAGATTCATATGTATCAAGAAGGTAAGGGTAAGGCATTCTCTTATTTTACTATTGTTGCAAGAAACTATCTTATCTTAAATAATAATTCAAACTATAAAAGATATAAAGATACCGATGTAATGTCATCTTTGCCTGATAATTGGGATACCGAAAACAATTGGGCGGAAGAAGTTCGTAACGAAGAACATAGAACATTCAACGATAGAATGTTACAATATTGGGATGTACACTTAGAAAACTTCTTTCAAAAGAAAAGAGATATTCAGATTGCAGATGCCGTATTAGAACTATTTAGAAGAGCAAACTATATAGAAAGTTTCAACAAAAAATCATTATACCTACTTATTAGAGAAATGACAGGGTATCCTACTCATTACATTACTAAGGTTGTCAACAAAATGAAAGAAAAACAAATGGCACTCTATAATGAATTTGATAGGGAAGGTGATATAAAAATTTAATATTATGGTTTCATTAGGTATTTCAGCATTTTACCACGATTCAGCCGTTTGTTTATTTGAAAACGGAAAGGTAATAGCAGCTATTGAAGAAGAAAAGTTATCTGGCATAAAACATGATAACTCATTTCCAAAACAAGCGATTAAATGGGTTTTACAATATTCAAATAAAACGATATCCGATATAGATACTATTTGTTGGTATGAAGACCCCAACTTAAAATACGATAGGGTAAAAAACACTGTAGGTAAACATTGGTGGAAAAATCGTAAGATTTGGAAACAATTCAAAAAAGAATTTGAAGAAACCGAAGGTAATTTAAGTGTGTATCTAGCTAAAAAACTAAACTTTACAGGCAAATTAGAATATGTAAAACATCATCATTCTCATTTAGCTTTTTCATATTACACATCTCCATTTGATGATTGTATAGGTATTTCAGTCGATGGTGTTGGTGAATGGGAAACCGCATTAGCAATACAAACACGTATTTGATAAGATTTCAAAATTTGATGTTCGTGGTAGTATAGAGATTGAACAAAAGTATTTTACTTGGCAATACTCAAATACCGATATGTACACATATAAATTGGTAAATTTCATCGGAATCGAACCACGCGAACCTGAATCCAAAATAGAACAACATCATATGGATTTAGCTGCCGCATTACAAAAATGGTATGAGAGTTGTTTTTATTACTTTACAAACAATTGTATGCAACAATCCAACACATCCAATTTAGTATTAGGTGGAGGTTCTGCATATAATGGTACTGCTAATGGAAAAATACAAAAGCATGCACCCGTTGGTAATTTATGGATTCCATTTGCACCATCGGATGCAGGTTCTGCGATTGGTGCTTGTTTATATCATTGGCATAATACATTGGGTAATCCAAAAGTAAATGGTGGCGATAACCAATCTCCATACTTAGGACCAGAGTGGAGTAATCAACAATTAACAAATATTTTACTGAAAGAAGAAGTTACGCATAACGCAGTTTTTTACGATGATACAAAGATGTTGTGTCAAAAGGTTGCAAAACTTATAAATGATGGAGCAGTAGTTGGTTGGTTTCAAGGTAGAACTGAATTTGGTGCAAGAGCATTGGGTAATCGTTCTATATTGGCTAATCCACATTTGCCAGATGTTAGAGATAGGATAAATAGAGTTGTAAAAAAGAGAGAATTGTTTAGACCTTTTGCACCATCCGTTGTGGTAGAGGAATATGCAAAATATTTTACATCGGAAGGAGAAGTTCCATATATGAATCAAGTAGTTAAAGTAACTAACTATAAATCTATTCCATCAGTAACTCACGTTGATGGTTCAGCTAGAATACACACTGTTACTAAAAAACAAAACAAACTATATCACACATTATTAAAAGAATTTAAGAAAGTTAGTGGTACACCAATATTATTAAATACATCCTTTAATTTAAGAGGACACACAATGACTAATGACCCACAAAAAGCTATTTGGACATTCCTAAATTCCGATATGGATTATTTGGTATTGGGTAATTATTTGATAAGTAAATAATTATTAGTAGATAAAAACGAATTATGGCAGCAGAATTTCAATTGTTTGATGGGAAAAACCTATCATCATTGTTTAAGGATATATACGAAAACCAACAAAACAAAAAGAAAAACATTTCCGATTTGATTGAATCACTTCGTAAATTAATTAAAAACGTTGGTGAAGCAACTGTTATTGCTCCAATTATAAAAGACCTTATTGAGGTATCGGTTAAAAACGATGACCATTTAATTAAATTGGCAACAATTGCACAAAGATTAGCAGCAGCTGAAGCTAAAGGCATTGGTGAAGATGGTTGGTTAAGTGAAAACGAAAAAGCTCAACTACTACAAGATATGGAAGAAACCATCAATGAAGTAGAAAAGAAAAATGAGGAAAAGTTGGATGATATCAAATTAGAATTAGATGAATTAAAATCTAAAATATAAAAATGGCAAACGAACCAACATCAAACAACGAAGGTGGTACATCATCCGTTATACACTCATATTTAGCGGTAGTAACCAAAGTATATCTTAAATCGGATAAAGAATTAGATAAAGAAAACGATTATATAAAAATATATAATGATAATAAAAACTTTGATTCTAATGATATTCGTTTTTTAGGTGCTATCGAATTTGCAAGAGAATCTGCTATTATTAATGAAGGATACGCATTTCCATTTGATAAAAATAATATGACTTATCCAATATTGGGTGAGACTGTTTTGATAATTGAAATTGGTAGAGATTATTATTGGCTTCCTTACTCCAATACTCACTACCCAAACTACAGAGAGGATTATAAAACATCTCAAGTTGGTAAAGAAAAGGAGATATCAAAGAATACAACCGAATCTAAAAATAAAAATTACCAAGAAACAAAAGCAACCGGAACGCCAAATCAAAAACCAACACAAACCAAATCAGATTCTAAAAAATATAAGATAAACGAAAAAATTAAATTTTTAAATCCGAAAGAAGGCGATACCATTATAAGTGGTAGAGTTGGTAACACAATTCGTTTTAGTGAGTTTCATCTAACTGAAGATGGTAAAACATCATCTCCATCTATATTCATTCGTAATAAACAAAACCCAGAGTTTGATGATAAAAAGATTGGTGAGTTAGTAGAAGAAGATATTAACAAAGATGGTACATCAATATACATTGTATCTAATAAAGTAAAAGTTCCATTTAAAGAAGAAATAAAAAAAGAAAAGAAAGGATTTAAAGAATATCCATCTTCATCCGATTTTAAAGGAGACCAATTATTTGTAAATTCAGATAGAATAGTTTTATCTGCTAAAGCAAAAGAATTTATTATGTTTGGTAAAGGTAATACTGGCATAATAACCGATGGTAACTTTTCAATTGATGCTGAAAAAGAAATATACTTTCACAATAAGAAAAACATAACCATCCATACCGAAGGTTCTAATCAAATATTTTTAAATTCAGATAATGGTAAAGTATATTTGGGTAAGAACACAGGCGAAGGAGATGCAGGTGCATCCGTACAAAAAATGGTATTAGGTGGTGAGTTAGTTAAAATAATGGGTGAGTTAATAGATGCTATAACAAAGCAACAATATTTAACACCTGCCGGCCCATCATCGGTTGGACCAACAAACGTAGCACAATTTACTTCAATCAAATCGAAGTTAAAAACGCTACTATCTGCTAAAAACTTTTTAAGTAAATCATAATGTCTTGGAAAACATTCAAATCGACATTATTACCACAAATGCAAAACAACTCTTATCAGAGTATTAGTGATTTTGCAAAAGCATTTACGTTTGCATATGATATAGCAATTAAATCAGGCAAAGACCCAATAAATGGTGTACCACTATTGAAAGGAAACCCCGTTTTAATGCAAGAAGCAATCATTCAATTTTTAGAGCAAACACAAAAAGCAAAAGTACTTACATTTTTAGAGGTTGTCGGCCCGGCTGTTATCATATATTGGGTTGGAGGAAAAATGTCACCATTACCCCCACCAAAGATACCGGCTCCAGGTTCTATAAAAAATATAGCAACTACTATGGGAGTTGTATTAAAACCGGGAAGTTGGACTGCTACCAAAGTTCCACCAAACAATAATCCCGAACAATTTTTAGATGCATTCATACGTTCAGCAAAACTACATTTGATGACTGTATCGGGAATATATTCAGTATTAGCACAATACCCACCCCCAGCACCACCTGCGCCAGGCGTTGTACAATGGAGTGGATATAAAGTGCCGGATTAAATTAAATTTTCTATTTCAATATTTATTAAAAAAGTATCTATTATGTCAAAATCAGATGTATTATTGGGTCTCATTAAAGAGGTTGTTAAAAATGAGGTAAAGCAGCAAGTTAAAGAAGAAATTGTTAGACTTGTTAAAAGCGGTGCTATTACATTAAATAGTTCTAAGCCAAAGCCAACAACACCTTCTTTAAAGGAAGCAATCGCAGTTGACCCATTTGAAAAAGCAAATCAAGCTTTACAAAATAGTAGAAAGGTTACACCAACACAAAAACCACAAAAAGAATTTACAAAGAATCCAATGTTAAATGAAGTGTTAAATATGACACAACCATTTACATCCGCTCATAGAGCAGAAGGAATGAGTAACGGAATGGTAGGCGGTAGTATCTTAGATGCTATTCAACCGGAAAGAAGTATGGAAGAAGATTGGGAAACATTGAGTTACTCAAACGCAAATATGCCATCACACCAACTTCCATCTACGGATAATGCCGGTGTGGATGTTTTAGCAAAAGCGTTAACGAGAGATTATTCGGAATTAGTTAAAAGATTTTAATAATGGCAATAGAGCTTGGTAAATATAATGTAACGGATATAAAAGAAAACGATTATAAAGTTCTCGGAGTTTCTATAAACGAAACATCGAATTCAAATGGTGCGTTTGCTGTAAACTTTACATCTATTAATCAAGCAAAAAGTAATTTACAAAACTTAATCCTAACCAAAAAAGGTGAAAGATTAATGCAACCCGAATTTGGATGTGATATTTGGAAAATAATATTCGAACCAATTATAGAGGGAGATATCGAATCTAAGATTGAAAATTCTATATTAGATGCAGTAAATACGTGGTTACCATATTTAAACATAGATACTATTTTGTTTGATTATGATGATAATGATATAGATACCAATAAAATACAATTGGAAATACAATTTTCATTAAAATCAAATAGTAACGTAGGAGCATCAGTAATAATAGACATAAAATAATTAGAGAATGGCGATAAAACCAAAAGATAAGAATTTCGGTAGTAATAGAAACATAAATTATGTTGGTAAAGATTTTGCTACATTAAAAGAAAACCTTATCGAATATACCAAAACGTATTTCCCAAATACCTATTCGGATTTCAACGAAGCATCTCCGGGTATGGTATTCATCGAACAAGCGGCAGCTATCGGTGATGTATTGGCTTTCTATCAGGATACACAATTAAAGGAATCAATGTTAGCACATGCTTCTGAAAGAAAGAACGTTGTTGCATTGGCTCAAACAATGGGATATAAACCAAAAATATCAACACCGGCAGTAACAACATTGACTGTGTATCAGCAAGTTCCATCCATTGGTAGTGGTAGTTCAAATGTACCAGATGAATCATATTGCCTTAGAATAAAAGAAGGTATGGAAATATCTTCTAATACTGATTCTAATATTATTTTTAGAACAACCGATGTGATTGATTTTTCTTTAAAAACTGATAGAGAAGTTGATGTACAAGAAAGAAATCAAATTACAGGTGAACCAACATTCTACCTATTAACTAAGAAAGTAAAAGCAATATCTGCTACTGAAAAAGAACAATCATTTGCATTTACAACATATCAATAATATCCAAAAGTAACAATAACCGATGATAATATAATTGCCATATCATCTGTAACATCCAATAATGGAAGCGTAAAATGGTATGAAGTTCCATATTTAGCACAAGAAAGTGTTTTTATTGAGAGAGCGAATACGGAATCAAATGGTGGAGAACTAAGTTCTTCAGCATCGGTAGTTCCATATATTTTAGAAATACAAAAAGTTCCATATAGATTCGCTGTAAAAGTAAATTCAGATAATACATTAGATTTACAATTTGGAAGCGGTGATACCAGTATGGCAGATGAAATAATTCTTCCAAATACAAAAAATGTAGGATTGGGATTGGCTAATTCTGTTAATAGGTTAAACCAAGGAATTGACCCATCTAACTTTTTAAAAACAAATACATTTGGAGTAGTACCCACAAATACAACTTTAACTGTTAAATATTTAGTTGGCGGCGGAGTTTCCTCTAACATAAATTCAAACGAATTAAATAGAATAACTAAAATAGAATATGAAGAAGATTTAGTATCATTCGCAACAGATGCCGA